GTCAGTAAGCGGTATTTACAATCTCAAAGCATTGCTTAGTGCTATGAGTGGAGTAATTTACATTGAAGTGACTAACTTCTCCCCTAAAAAGGGGTATTCCACGAGGGGAATGTCGATATGTACAAAGCCTAATATATATACATACTGGTATCCATATATACACACCAATTTTGCTTTCCCGTAGGGCCCAGATTGAGAACTGGGTGAGTAGACAAGCTCTACTCCAAGCTTACGAATTCTTCGTCCTCATCAAGTTCCTCACCGAGGTACTTGTGTCTCCAATGATTAACTCTCTTATCATAAGAAACATTGAGGGCAGGGCACAAGTGTTCGATTTCACACTTCTGCGCGACTTGTAAGAGCTTACTCCTTCGATCTTCGAATATGTCACGACCATAGTAGAACCAATCATGCAAAGAACTTTCTATGTTCTGAGCACTATGTTCTGGTAAAGTAAGTTCCTTTGAAAGCAAATGAGAATGAAGGCGTTTAAAAATAGAATCTTCTGAAAGAAGTCCTACCTTCTGTCCGAGGTCCTCATTGAATACGCATTTACGTTTCAAAAAGTCTACATCATCTTCAGTCATATAATGTGTCGGCGTTGACTCCTTATCAGGCATTGTAAACTTCATATCATGTTCAGCCAACCATTTAGCATATGTAATATGGGTAAATTCCGAACATACTTCTGCAACAGTTCCGATGACGTCGTCTCCATACGTCAAAAAGGCACAATTTTCTTTAAAATCCTCATTGGGATAAATTGTAAAGAAACAACACCTTAACAATAAGGAATTGACTATAGAATTGATAATAACTGTTAGGTTTTGTCCCGAGGGATTAGTCCCAAACAACTGTATCAAATCACCATTGTAAGCCATCACTGGATACACAACCTCATGCACAACCATCTTCATTAAATGAATGTCTTCAGGAGTGTAACCATCACATTTCTCTGCAATATCTATTAAAATATCAAAAGCAGCAATTGTGACTTGAGCGGGCATACGTACATCATACTTACTATAGTCTCCGGCTAAAACACGATCTTTGCCTTTCTTCATAGCAGCTTCCCAAAGTTCTTCCCATTCTGTGCCTTCTGCATTAACGCCTACAGCACATTCAAAAAGAATTGGATTCATTTGAATGATTCTTAGAATAGGAAGAAAGTACATCCTAATCAACAATTGTAGAACTAATGGAGCGCTTTGAAACACTCTAACCTTGTCCTTCGTCAATTTAGTTGCCTCATCCTTTAAACACGATTTCCATATCATGTAGCAACGTTTTCCACTGCGAAGTGTAGCAACAGTCTTGTCGAATTCATCCCATATTTCAGGAATAAAAGTGCGAGGCTTACCAACTTCTGGATAATCATCAGGATCTAAATCCACAAGAAAAGGATGCTTTGACCCAGAAAATGGAAAACCGGGTGACGTTGAAAAATTCATTGGATCAATGAACTTCACTCCAGCCAATCCGCTAACTGTGGCGACTCTCGACAATGGGCCCACCTCAAAAAGCTCTGGTATACGCTGTTTTAATCCAGTAGATAAGTCCTTAATGGATCGAACAGCTTTAGCCAAAACACTTCCAATTGGTAAACTAGGCACAGCAGCATGGACTAGTGTAGCTTGATAAGGAAACTTTCCTTTTCCTTTCATCTTTGGGGGTCCCCATTTCTGGGGAACTCCAAAAACTTCCTCAACAGCCTCGGAAACCATGGTAGGTGTAACATTGCTATGAGGTGTGGCTTTTCCACTCGTCTTTCCATACACGTCAATATAAGCCCCTTCAGTCAGGAAATTCACAGCACTTTTAGGGTGAATTTCAGCGCCCTCAAAAATAGGTCGTCCAAACGTTTCCGTTGGAAAATCACCCATGTGAGGGTCAAGATCACCACTAGAAGCAGAGAGAATTACTCCATCCACTTGTGCTAATTCTGAAATGGCAAGGTTTAATTGGTCACGTGTCAAAGTACCACATCCACCAAGTTTTCCACGACCACCTAAATGGAAGCCGAGAATCATTGATCCTTTGGAATCGGAAATAACAGGTGACATACACATACCAGCTTGAGTATCAATAGGCAAATCATAATAACTTCCCATGAATATCTTCTCTGTATGCGCAACTCGACTACTACCTTTGAACAACATAGGAATTGCTCGCATTGTAGTGTCCATAATTTCTCGTGTCACCAATTTCGCCGGTGTTCTCTTTAAGATATTGCCCTCAGGTAAAAATTTTCGAAAGTCCTTCATTGAACCTCCACTAGTTATAAAACAAAGTGAAAAATCGGTTGTGGGAATGTCCACGCGAAAGGCTCTCGAATTTCTATCTCGAAAGAAACTTCCAACCTTATTTATTCCATTCTTGTAACAACGAATGGAGACATCTCTATCTCCATGTTCATTCAGAAAATGAGTAGGAACAAGTAAGAAATTGGAAGTAATATAGAATCCCAAAGATGTCTTGTTTTTGTCAGATACAATTCCGACCAAATTTGTCCTCATTGAAGAGGCCAAATTGGCGGATGTTGTGGTTTTTGCAGGTTCCGACATAGGAAGAGGAACACATTCAGAAACTAACCAAGGATTAACCCGGTCGTTGCGTTCTTGAACCTCTTCTATGGATTCTGGCTCCAAACCAGTCTGCGTTTCCAACTTCTGATAACGGCATCGCATGGCTGAAAGCACCATGGCGATAGCCCCAAGACCTATAATGGCATATTTAAACTGCCACTGTTGAGTGAAGGTTTGGACAACATCTTTCAATTCTAAAATCCTATTGCGGACCATATGTCTATATGTTTGAATGGTGGCACATGTATACCAGTAGACTAAAAATAGTCCAATACCATTCCATAAGACGGAAACGCGTGGAACACCATAACATAGGACTAGTGTCATAACAAAGATAAAACTGTTCCCAGCAATAAGTGAACGTTTAATATCTTCTCTCCAAAATATCAAACCAAACTTCAAAACCTTGGGATGACAAATCCAGCTTTCTGGCATAAAATCAACACGTTCCCACCATAGACAAATGGCATTTGTGGCTAGGATGGAAGACGTCACAGCGTGCTCATAATGTCTTTGCAACGTTTCTGCACGTTGATGAAAATATCCTCGAGCTCTACCAGAATAGTATTCCCATTCGCCTGCATGAGGTTGTAAAGTAGGAGTACTTTCAGGGTCCCACGTCTTACAATGGGAACACCAATCGTGGTTTCCATTTCGCTCGTTATAATAATCACATTCACAAAACTTCTCACCACAACAAGGGCACTCGTCGCCAATGATAGAAGACTGCTTAACTTCCGAAACTTTCCTGTCTAAAGGATCTGGAATAACTCTTTCATCACAAGGTTTACAACTAGGAGGATTTGGATTTAAAACCTGTTCTAACGCTGAAACACAGTCGCAATAAAAGAAATTGCATTTATCACATCTTGTAGGAACTGTTTTCTGATTTGCTAAGTACTGACCTTCCTCTGTAAAGTGTTCTTTGGAGGCCAATTGTACCCATCTTAAATATTCTTTAACAGAAATCCTTTCAAGTTTCTTCCCTTCAAATACAACAGGGGTCATAGCTGCAAGATCAACATGTCTCTTGTTCATTGCGGTATAAGAACGTACAGTTAAATACCATGCGTCGGGATCGGGAGTTGTTCCATACAAAGCCTCAATTTTCCTTTTGCTTAAAATTCCTCTTTCACAACATTCAGGCTTTGGCTCAACTTTAACATGATACATACGTCTAAGAACAGATTCTGGTTCATTGGAATACTTCGCAGCATTAAGATGTTCAATATTGGTAGAAACAATACAAAAATAAGGGTTCAATGAAACTTTTCCTTTTAAAAAGACATCAGCCATTGGAGCCAAATATTTAATATTATTAATAACTTGAATTAAACGATAAGCTGGGGAAAAATCCATAAATTCTTCCTTAGTATTGGCAAAGTCATCAAATATAATGGCATTAATGTGCGATCGAACAGAAGAGGCATACTTGTCATTATCTGCCCAAGTTGCAATTCTATCTTCGTCAGCACTTAAGTCGTTATAACTTAATCCGGCATTCACTGTCAGATTTGTAAGACTGGATTTACCACATCCAGACTGTCCAAATAAACAAACAGCGAACGGGGCGATTCGTAAACCGCCCCTAGTACGCAATTGAGTAAATTCAGTTTGATTATCTCTTAATCTATCCATACGGTCAGACACATATTTCCTCTCGAAAGTTTGTGAACGGCTAACAAATTTTAAAAGATTATCACCATACTCAATTGCAGCTCTAAGGCGAGCGTCGTATTCATTATCATCAATCTCCGTATATTCACGCAGATTCCCAGCCAAGGCATAACCGTGCCAGGATCTGATATCATTATACATACGATCAAATTCAGAGATTTTATCATCTTCCATAAAGAAAGCTGAAACTTCTCCTGTCTGAAATACTCGCCATCCGCCCTTCATGAAGCCAGACACTGCTTCATAAAATGCCTCAAAAACATCACCCGCAGCTAATTGCTTCTTCGTGACAATTGGTGAAAACAGCGAAACATTGCCCACTTTAAAAGTAAGATCCGCTGATGCACACATACCAGAAGAAACGATTACATTAATAAGATGTGTAAATCGTCTAGCAATAGTTGAAGTTCGAAATTGTTTCCAATTGGTGAAAGCAGAATCCATGGCCTGGTGCCACGAAACACCTCCACCAGCATCGCTCTGCGTTTCTAGAATCACTAAATCATCATCATCGTCTCGTAGAGCATCTGCTCCAAATGCTTCTTGAAGCATTGCTTCAACTTGGGTTTGTCCATCATCACTTGTCCAGTCTGATATGTAATCGACTCTCATTACCAATCGGTAAAAGAAGAGAAATAAAGATTCATTGGTTTGGGCCTGCAAATATTGGGTTATTGCAGCTATCATGCCACGTTTCGACCTACAATCTTTTAGACTTTCATACAAACACAGAACCTGAATCACTTGCTTAAGATAAGGGTCTACTTTCGCAAAACCCATCTGAGGTTGCAAAACAGGACGTGTAGCTCGTCTGAACAAAGAGCGAATATAAAAACTATAATCAATAAAGACACAACTAAAGAAAAAGTACTTTGAAAAAGTACGAATCCACGTCATGCTGATATCAATCAATCCCAGATAATGAACAGCCAAACCTAATAGCCAAAATAAAACAAGGCCGAAAGGGGGTTGTTCAACTTGTGAAAAAGTTGGTTGCTTTTTCACCATTTTCCTGGAATTTTTAGTAACTTTCAAATAACGGGTAGCACCTGGGGTGCCAAATCTGGAAAAATTCACGCTGTTAGTAACTTCATTGCTGTATTGATGCTGGGGGGGCTATTAACCCATAAAACCCCAGCGCCAGGTCTTCAAACTAACTCATAAAGAGCTAATACTTAACCCGAAATATCTTCCTCAAGCCTTCGGAATTGATAATCGGGAGGAAATGGTGATGCCTAAAGGTCGCTTGAAT